CGGCTACGCCTCTCTTGGGGCGGCTGTCGCTTGGGCGTCCGGCTACACCTTCACCCCAACGGTCGGCGAAGTGCTCGCCGCCGCGAAGAAGGCCATCGGCTACGTTGACCGCCAGGGCGCCGGCGATGCTGGAAGCAGCCTGCCTGGTCTCGCCAAGACCGCGGTCGCCCTTGGCGCAAAGGCCCGCTACGCCAAGAGCTGGGCGGACGTTCTTGCCGCTGGCAAGGCCGGGAACGCCATCGGCATCTGGGTCCAGCAGCCGGTCGGCTACCCCAAGGCCGTCGCGATGAGCGCCTGGCACAAGAAGTGGGCCAAGCGTAACGCCGGCAAGCCCGACGCCTCCTACGGCCACATGACCTGCGCCGCCTTCGACCCGGCCGAGGGCTGGATGTGGGCCGACCCGACCCGCACCGGCAAGGGCGCCGAAGCTTTTGCCGTTCCAATCACCGAGGCCGATCTCTTTGCCATCGCCGATTCGAAGAGGGTCAGCGGGAAGCACAACGCCCCGGCCCACAAGCACGTCCTCATTATCACTTATCCGAAGGCCGCCACCCCGGAGGCCGTCGTCCCGCCCAAGGCGGAGAAGGCGGACCCCGCCCCGTTCCCGGCTCCGGTAGTGGAGCCGATTGTCATCGCCCCCGTTGTGCCGACCCCGGCGCCCGTGGTACCATCTAAGCCGGTGCCAGTTGCACCTGTTCAAGCAAAGTGGACCGGCCTTCGCGGCCAGCTCACCTGGGTAGTCGGCCGCCTCACTGGCCGGAACATCGCTAAGTAAGGAGCACACCTATGAACGACATTCTCTCCCAGCTGACCACGGCTCTTGTGGTCGCGCTCGTCCCGGTCGCCATCGGCGCCGCCGGCTATCTCGTCCGCAGCATCGTTGCCCTCCTTAAGGCAAAGGCGACCCGCGAGCAGTTTGCAATCCTCGAGCAGGTGGCCACCGCCAGCGTCCAGGCCGTCGCTCAGACCCTCAAGTCGGCCAAGGGCACCGAGAAGAAGGCCGCGGCTCTTGCCGTTGTCCGCTCGGCCCTCCTCAAGAGGGGGATCGCCCTCGACGAGAGCCAGATCGAAGCCGCCATCGAGTCTGCCGTCTACATCGAGGCCGGCATCCGCGTCGACTTCTCAAAGATCGACGGCGCTTCGGCAGCCGCCGCCCTGCCTGATGTTAGCCCAGTGGTCGAGACCGCCGGCGAGACCGGCGCCTAATGACTGAGCTCGCGGTCTTCCTGATCGCGGCGCCGGCAGGCTTCCTGCTCCTCGCTGTTGGCCTTCTGGTCATTGGCGAGGCGCGGAGCCGACGGCAGTCGACTGAGCTCGATAACGCCATTCGCGGCCAGCTGCTGATGACGGCAATCACCAACGCCGAGCGGCAGGCCGAGATCGACGCGGCCCTGGCCGACCACGACATCTTCCGCTACTACGGCGGGAGCAAGGAGACCCACTGATGGACCTCGGGCTCGCCGCAATCTTCGTGCTCCTCGCCGGCACGGCCTACACCCTATTGACGTCGCTCGGCGAGAGCGTCAACCACGACGAGCGCTGCCAGCGGGTAGTCTGCTGCGTCGGAAAGGATGAGGACTGTCACTGATGGCTATGACTGTGCGCCGCGACGGCGGCGAGATCGTTCTGGACACTGAGCTCGGGGAGCTCCGGATGACATCGGCCGACGCGTCGATCGTCGCCCTGGTGCTTGGCTGGGAGGCGGCGCAGGCCGCTGCTCCGATTGCGACTTCGGACCCGCTTGACGCGGAGCCGGTTCCAACGGAGATCGTGGTCGAGGAGTCGGCCGAGGAGCCGGCCACACCCGAGGAGACCGCCGATGAAGTTGTCAGTTGACCCGACCCACCGCAAGATCGTTCTGACCCACGGGGTGGAGACCGTCCGCCTCGAGCCCAGCGCCGCTTGGCGAATCGCCGTTGACATCCTGGCCGCCGTCAACGACCTTGACAACGGCGGGCTCAAGAAGCGCGACGTCTCCCGAGCTGAAGAGCCCGAGGGCGTCGAGTCGGCCGGATGAGGATTGCGCTGGCCGCCCTGTTGGCGGTCGCGCTCTTCGTAGCTGACGCCCAGCCGGTTGGTGAGCCAGCCCCGCTGTTCGTACAAACCCCACCGATTCAGATTGACCAGCCCCCGGTTCCGGAGCGGCCGACAAGCATTACCGGGATCGCCACCTGGTTCGACGCAAGGCGCAACGGCCAGAGCAGCTGGTACACCCGCAAGGGGATCACGTTCTACGCCGCTGCCGGCCCCGCCGTTCGCGCTTTGCTTGGCAAGCCCAACGGGCATTTCTACCGCGTGGAAATCCCGCTCCGCGTCTGCGCCACCCTAACCGGCAAGTGCATCACCGTCATCTTGACGGACTGGTGCTCCTGCTACAAGGGCCACCCGACCGCCGAGAAGGCGATCGACCTTGCCCCCGCCGCCTTCAAAGCGCTGGGCATCCCGCTCTCCCGCGGCATCGCTAAGGTGACCGTCGAAAGGATCCCATGAGCCACCGCCACCGCCACCGCTATCTCGACGGAGCTCCCTGCAGCTGCGGGCGAGTAAAGGACGTAGAGGCCGCCAAACGCGGACGGCGTAACCTCGGCCGTGGCAAAGCCGCAGAGCGAGCCGCGGTCAAGGTGCTCGGCGCCAAGCGAGTCGGACAGCACGGCGGGCCGCGCGACGGCATCAGCCCACGCTGGACGATCCAGAGCAAGAGTCGCGGCAAGTTTCCAGGCTGGATGGCCGACGAGCTCGACTATCTCCTGACGGAGCCGATGGAGGGTGGCCTGAAGCAGTGGCCCGTCCTGATCATCACCGAGGCGCCGGGGGCGGGCAAGAGGGCCCGCAAGCTCGCCGTCGTCTACCTCGACACCCTCGCCGAGATCAACGAAGCCCTCGGGCCGGAGCCCGACAACTCGCCACCCAGCAAGGAGTAACCGATGGCCATCTACGTCTTCATCGACATGGACGACACGCTCGATATGGGGGGACGCGTGAACGACCGCGTGGCCCAGTTCATGGCCCAGGAGCACGAAGCGGGCAAGACCGTTGCTATCGTCTCCGGCCGTCAGATTGGCCGCCTTGCCGAGACCCGAGACTGGCTCGACCAGCACGGCCTGATGGAGTACGTTGACGAGATCCACCTCAGCGACTTTCCGGCCGGCCCCAACGCCAGCCGCGAGTTCAAGATGTACAAGGCCAAGCTCATCGAGGGCCGCGGGAGCCGCGTGGCGGTTGCGGTCGAGAACGACGCAGCCACTCGCGACGCCTACCGCGCCCTTGGGATTGAGGCGGTTGCCCCGTCCCGCGTTCCGCTGGTAGAAGGCGGCTACGTCGATCCAGAGACCGAGCACCAAGATGAGGAGGACGAGACAAATGGCTAAGCGACCACCCCGCGAGAAGCTCCCAATGCCCACCGGCGAGCTGATGGCCTTCGAGGCTCCGGAAGCCAGCCCAACGGCTCCCCCGATCCCCGTGGCGGCCCCTGCCGCGGCCGTAGAGGCCCCGACCCCTGTAGTTGTGACCCCGCCCCCTGCGGCTGTGGCACCGGCCCCTGTGGTGGCTCCTGTGGCCACATGCTCCCATTGTGGCGAGCCGACAAGCAAGCCTGTCCGCGTCCGCCGCGAGGTCAAGGGCGTCGTGACCTGGGAGACGTATGCACCAGGGCACCGGAGCGACCGATGACCGGGGTCGTGCTGATCGTCGGGATCCTCTTCATGGTCTGGGCCCTCTCGTCGTGGGTCACCGTCTTTGAAGACGCCGCCATCGTCCGAAACCAGCTCCTGAAGCCGAAGCCGGTCCGCCGGCGCAAGGTTGCCCGGATGGTCCCGGTGAAGTACACTTCAGTCATTAAGCCCAGCCGCCCTGAGCGGCGCAAGTCGTAGGAGGCCCCATGGCTACCAAGAAGCCCGCAAGCAACGCCAAAAGCGCCCGGCCCAGCCACCTCACCAAGCGCCGCTGCGCCCACTGCGAAACCCCGATCCCGGCCGACAAGATGGAGACCGTTCTGGTCCTTCGCCCCGGAGTGGCAGGCCGCCGCTTCGAGCATTTCATCAAGGGACACAGGGGGTAGCGTGGCCCGCCGTCGTATGCTACACTCCGGAGGAAGCGCCCGCAGGGTGCAAGCCGTCCGGAGGTCCATCATGCGACGCAAAGCCCTCATCCTCGCCACCCTCGCCGCTGCGCTAAGCGCCAGCCCGGCAGCCGCCAACTCGGACAACTCCGAGAACACGACCGCCGTCACGGTCGGCCGAACGTCGGCCCTTGGGGGGGCGGTCCCAACCGTCAGCCTTTCCTGGGGCTCGGCTCAGACGACAATCCGCGTCTTGACCAATGCCTCCCGGGGCTACCGGCTGACGGTCACAGCGGTCGGCATCTCCGGCACCTCGACCAAGCTGACCGACATCGTCGTCCGGCTGGTCCGGGTCAAGGGCGCCGGGGCAGCTAAGGGGAACACCGCTCGGGCCTACCGTCGCACCAGCCAGACCGGCGACGTCTTCAACGTGATTGTTCAGGGCGGCGGCCTCTTCGGCTCCGGCACCGTGGCGCTGCGCTACAAGCTCGAGCCCCTCAGCTAACCGCAGACAACCCCGCCCCTCCGCAATACGGGGTGCGTGGTGGGAGATGCATCTCCCGTGGGCCGACAGCCTCGAACCCTACGAGGCGGCTGTGTCGGGTACCGGTGTGGGCGGGTGACCGGATTTCTACCAGTTTGAGCGGAAGGATTTGCCACATGACACGAGAGATCGAGCTCCACGCCCCGGCCGCTACCTCCCCGGCCCGCAAGCCGAAGCGCCGCCCAGGCCGCCCGACCAAGAAGACCGACGTCACCCGAGCCCGCCTCATGGAAGCGGCTCAGGCCGGCTACGCCTCAAACGAGGCTATCTGCCGAGCTGCCGGCATCAGCACCGACACCCTTGCCCGCTGGGGCGAAGAGGACGAGACGCTGCTCCCTGAGCTGCAGTCCGCCCGCGAGTCCCGCCTCGACCGCATCGAGAACTCCGTGCTGGCCCAGGCCGAGATCGACCCACGTGTCGGCCTTGCCGTCCTCAAGACCCGCCGCACTGGCTACAACGACAAGGCACGTCTTGAGGTGACTGGCGCCGATGGTGGGGCCATCAAGCACGAGATCCTCGCCCAGCTCCCTACCCTCTCTGACGAGCAGCTGGCTGCCGCCATCCTGCAGCTTGAGGCCGCTTTCGCTGAGCTTGCCAAGCCGGCCCCTCGTGCCCGTAAGCCGAAGGCCACGCCGACCGAAGAGCCAACCGAGGAGGAGGCAGAATGACGCCAGAGATGGACCCCCAGGTTCTCCACGACTTCGCCAACGAGGGCGACTGCCCGAACTGCGGCGACCTCGCCCACCTGATCGCGCAGGGGCTGGTCAAGCCCTGCTTTGAGTGGGAGCGCCAGCCACTCGGCGACCTGAAGTACTACCCGCCTGAGCCCATCCCGGCCCCGACCGAGTCGAAGACCCCGCTGGTTACGCCCTGGGACGGCTGCTGATGACCGCCCCCCGCAACGTCGTGCTCCGGGGCGACTGCGCTGAGGTCATGCGCACCCTGCCCGCCGACAGCATTGACGCCATCGTCACCGACCCGCCCTACGGCATCGACTTCATGGGGAAGGAGTGGGACGGCTTCGGCACTCCCCTCGGCTTCCAGACGTGGACCGAGCAGTGGGCCCGGGAGGCGTTCCGCGTCCTCAAGCCCGGCGGCCACCTCCTCGCCTTCGGCGGCACTCGCATGTACCACCGCCTCGCCACCGGGGTCGAAGACGCCGGCTTCGAGGTCCGCGACATGATGAGCTGGCTCTACGGCTCGGGGTTCCCGAAGAGCCTGGACGTCAGCAAGGCGATGGACAAGCGGCGGAATGACCGGGGGGCCGTCTATGCCGTGACCGCGTTCGTGCGTGCCGCTCGCGACGCGGCCAGCAAGAGCAACCGCGACATTGACGCCCACTTCGGCTTTGCGGGGATGGCGAGTCACTGGACCACGCACCCCACGCAGCCGGCCTGCCCCACCTGGCCGCAATGGCTTGAGCTTAAGTCCCTCCTCGGCTTCGGCGATGAGATGGACGCCACGGTGCGCGAGCTCAACGGCATGGCGGCCAATGCCGACGAGGCGTGGGCCGAGCGGGCAGTTGTGGGCGTTGGCCGGAGCGCCATTGCCAACAAGGCTGAAGGCACGCGGCACACTATTGGCGCGGCCACAGCCGTCGACTTCGACATCACCGCCCCCGCCACCGACGACGCCAAGCGCTGGGAGGGCTGGGGGACCGCCCTCAAGCCTTCGCAGGAGCCGATCGTCATGGCACGCAAGCCGCTGATTGGCACAGTTGCCGAGAACGTGCTGGCGCACGGGACCGGGGCGATCAACATCAAGGACAGCCGAGTCGGCGACCGCTGGCCAGCTAACACCCTCTGGGACGAAGAGGCCGCGGCAGTGCTCGACGCCTCAACACCAGCCCAGCCCTCCCGCTTCTTCTATGTCGCCAAGCCCGGCAAGAAGGAACGCAACGCGGGGGGCGCAGCCAACACCCATCCGACCGTCAAGCCGATCGCCCTCATGGGTTACCTCATCAAGATGGTGACCCCTCCGGGCGGCGTCGTCCTCGACCCCTTCCTCGGCTCAGGCTCGACCGCTTGCGCTGCCGTGGCCACCGGCTTCGACTGGCTCGGCATCGAGCAGTCGCCCGAGTACGCCGACATCGCCGAGGCACGGATCGCCCACTGGACGAAGGAGACCGAATGAGCGCTGACCCCGCCACTCAGGCCGCCCTCGAGATTCTCCGAGCAGAGCAGGCCCGCCGCGAAGAGCTGCGCCGCACCGACTGGGTTCACAACGCCCGGCCCGACCAGCTGCCTCCCGATGGAGACTGGCGCACCTGGATGATCCTTGCCGGCCGTGGCTGGGGGAAGACCCGCACCGGCGCCGAGACGGTCCGCCGCTGGGTGGAGATGGGCTACAAGCGCATCGCCCTGATTGGGCCCACCGCAGCCGACGTCCGCGACGTGATGATCGAGGGGGAGTCCGGCATTCTCAACGTCTTCCCCGCCGACCAGCGCCCGCTCTATGAGCCGAGCAAGCGCCGCATCGTCTTCGCCAACGGAGCCATTGCCACCGCCTACACCGCCGACGAGCCCGACCGCCTCCGCGGTCCGCAGCACGACGCCGCCTGGTGCGACGAGCTTGCCGCCTGGCGCCGAGGCGATGCCGCCTGGTCGAACATGTTGATGGGCCTGCGCCTTGGCCGAGATCCGAAGGTTGTGGTCACCACTACCCCCCGGCCGATCCCCCTGGTCAAGGGCATCATGACCACCCCAACCACCACCACCACCCGGGGCCGGACCCTCGACAACGCCGCCAACCTGGCCCCCCAGTTCCTGTCCGAGGTGGTCGCCCGTTACGAGGGAACCCGTCTCGGCCGGCAGGAGCTGGACGGGGAAGTCATCGAGGCAGTGGAGGGAGCCCTCTGGAGTTTGGAGCTGATCGAGCGCAGCCGGGTCAGCGAGGCCCCCGAGCTTGTGCGGATTGTGGTCGCAGTTGACCCCGCCGTGAGCGCCAACGCGGCGAGTGACTGGACAGCTATCACGGTGGCCGGGATTGCAGCCGACAAGTCGGTCTACATCCTTGCAGCCGAGGCCCTCAAGGCTGGCCCCGAGCAGTGGGCTGCTCGAGTCTGGGCCCTCTTCGACTACTACCAGGCTGACAAGGTTGTCGCCGAGAAGAACCAGGGTGGCGACATGGTTGCCACGGTCCTCAGGCAAATCCGCCGCAACGGCCCCATCCAGACGGTCCACGCGAAGCGCGGGAAGATCCTCCGGGCCGAACCGGTAGCCCACCTCTACGAGCTCGGCCGGGTCCACCACGTGGGCATCCACCGGGAGCTCGAGGACCAGATGACCAGCTTCCCGGTCGCCTGCTTGAACGACGACATGGTCGATGCTACAGTATACGCAGTGAGCGCTCTCACCCAGTCCGGCGGATCCGTGGCCATCGGCCAGGGCGCCTGGTAACAGAAGG